AAAGAAGTCCGAATCGGGAACATCATTCAGCGCCTGGAACTGGACAATGGCAACCGGATAGTGTTCCAGTCTCTCGAGAACCCCAACATGGCGCGGGAACGGATTCAGTCTTACGTTGCTCACATTGCTTGGATTGATGAATTACCACCCACGGTGGAGGTGATGGATGAACTATTACGCCGAGTACAAGCTAGAAATGGCTATTTCCTAGCCTCCTTTACTCCCCTAGTCCGCAACGTTCAAGTCCAAAAGTTTGTGGACAACTTGGTGGAGCCCCTAGCGAAAACGTACAGATTCAGGATGCTAGATAATCCCCTTTACCACGACCCGGTGCGGCAAGCGGAAATCTTGTCATCTCTGTCTCATTTACCCGAGCATGTGAGGAACTCCCGTTTATACGGCGAGTGGATGAGCGATGACAATGCTGTTTTCCACTTCGATTACTCTAGCATGGTTGCCATGCCCCAAGGCTACAGTCCGATGTGGCGCCACGTGGAGTCGGTCGACCCAGCCATCAAATCCGCGCTCGGGTATACCCTCTGGGGAGAAGACCCCCAGACCGGAATTTGGTACTGTGTCAAAGCCGACTACGTAAAAGGCGTCTACGTTCCCACGGAACTTGTCAATACTGTCGCCAAGATGTCGGCCGGATACAACATTGTCCGCCGTATCAGTGACCCCCATGAAAGCTGGTACATTCACACCGCTTCCAGTATGGGAATAATTTATACCGGCGTTTACAAAAAGAACGACCGGAAACATGAACTTATCAAGAATGTCCAGCAAGAACTGGGTGCTACCTTGAAAATAGCCCCGACTTGTGATTTACTTATAGACGAAATTGTTTCTGCTCGGTGGAGTGATACCCGTGACGGTAAAATTGCTTCTGGTAGTGATTATCATCTGTTGGATAGTATGCAGTATTTTCTTGACGTACGGCCGAAAAGAGAAGCGGCACCTCAAACTAATACCAACTGGCAATCTTGGCTCTACAACGAAAACGAGAAAAGAAAAGCTAATGTAGAGCGGACAAAAATTGAGTTAGCACGTAAAGCGATTCAGCGACGGGGAGGTAACCATGCAAGACGGTTCCAATAAGATTGGCATTTCAGTACTGGTTCAGATGCCCGCCAAGGGTGAGGGGAAGCCGGCTGAGGTGAAACCGAAGCCGAATTTAGAAGACCAAGTTCGGGCCTGCATCCAGCGCATTGACGACGGGACCGGTAGTGAGGTAGACTTGTTACTGCTCAAGCGGCTCAAGGGAGACCTCTTGAAAAAAGACAAGAAGAATCCTAGAGTAAAGAACTTACTCGAAATGATTGAGCCAACTCTCCGCCGATTCGGATATTACTTTTAAGGGAACAAGATTATGTCAATTAAAGTCACAGCTTGGAATGATGAACTTGCTTCCCGAAATATCATGCGCCGTTACCAAGACGCCCAGGCGCAACGGCAGCCCTTTGAACAGCGGTGGCTGAAAAACGAACAAGCCGTTTATTCTACCTCCACCCTCGCATCCATGAACTTTATGACGACTTCGCTAGAGGCGTCCTACAATAGTGCCATGCCGGGGATTGACCAGTCCGGTGCTGACCTTAACGCGGCATATACTTTTAAAAATCTCCGTTTCCTCCACGCCCAAATGAGCGCCAACCCTCCATCTGTCGTCATGCGTCCCACTTCCTCGGACCAAGATGACCATCGCCGCGCCGACGCAGCGGACCGAGTTGTCCGGTGGGCAATCCGCCACTACGATATGCAAGAGAAAGTGGACCAGCTCTCATTGCACGCCCTAGTCTACGGCACCGGTGTAGTGAAGACGGTATGGGATAGCGCCCTTGGCGACATCGTCGAGTGGAATGACAAGGACGGCACAGTCAAGCTTGAAGGTGATATTAACATCAGCGTCCCTTTCACTTGGAACGTATTTCTTGACCCCGATGCCCGGACGTGGAAAGACGTTAAGTGGGTAATCGAGCGCGTCTATATGGACTACGATGAGGCAATTGCCCGGTGGCCAGACAAAGAAGAGGAACTCAAAGCCGCTAAAGTAACGAGAGACGGCTCCATTCAACACGCCGCCACTCGTCAATCAAACTTAGCGCACGACCGTTTCAACTCTGTAGAGCTACTCGAGTATTGGGAAATTGGTCTTCCTACCAATGGCTACTTGGGACGGTATTGCCTGACCTCCTCAGGTGGAGGCGTTATTGAATCTTGCCGTCCGAGTCCGTTCCGTTTCCGCCATCCGGGCGCTGCTCGCCGGGTACAGGACTCTGGCCTCCCGGACGACGTAGTCGAGGAGAAACTGAAACGGACCCCCGAACAGGCCGGTCTCCCCTATCACATCCTAACCGATATCGACGTCCCAAACGTTGTGTGGGGCCGGTCTGCGGTAGAATATGCTGCCCAGCTGCAAGACAACTTGGCCCGCTTGGATACTGCCGTTATGGACAACATTCAAGC